GGTTGGCGGGCTGGATGGCGACGAAGGGGGTGCTGGTGCCCGACTCGCGCCACGCGACGAGCCAATCAATCATGTCGAGCATCTGGGGCAGGCTGAGGGTCATGCCGTGGCTGCCGCCGGCATTGCCGACGCTGATGTGGCAGCCGCGCCCATCGGGCGCGGGTTTGAGGGTGGTGGAACTACGCATGGGTTCAGGCTCCGGTGATGGCGAGGGTGGCGATGGCGAGGGCGAGGGCGGCGGCGATGGCCACGAAGCCGGCCACGAAGAGGGCGACGGGTGCCCAGGTGGCCAGCTGGTCGCGCCTATCGAGGCGGCGCAGCTCGGCTTGCCAATGGGGGAGGGCGTGGCGCTGGCGGCGCCGTAGCCGGGCGCTGGCGGCCGGGGATAGAGGCATGGTGGTTTCCTTCACTGGTTGGGGTGGCAGCCCCGTAGCGGCTGCTACGGGGCTGGTTGGGCATGGTTGGCGCGTGGGCTTACAAACCCAACACGCCGGCGTAGCGCACGGCCGCGTTTGCGCCGGCGTGCAGGGGAATCATCACGTTGGCGCGGCGGCCCTTGTGGTGGCCGTCGCAGGCTTGGCAGTCGCCGCACTGGAGTTTGTGGCCGGCTTCTTTGCTGGCAGGGCAAAGCAACTCGCCCGCCATGCGGCGCACGTCGCCCTTGGGTGCAACGCGGAAGGTGCGCCATCCCTTGGCTTGCAAGGCGAGGGCGTGGGCTGGGGAGTGTGCGCTGGCCATGCAATAGGCTTTGAGATGCGGTGCCCGTTCTGGGCTGTGGGTGTAACCCGTCCAGAACGCAGCACGGCGCACCAGCGCCTTCACCAGCCACACGGGCATTGCGGCAGGGTCGCCATAGGCGCCGAGGCGCACGCCGCGCCCCGCGAACATGTCAGCGATTTGGCCGGCGGTGGCGCCCGTCCAATCTTCGTACACGCCAGCGGCAAGCGCCTTCGCAACCTGTGCCGGACCCTGTCCAAGATGGACGTAGCAAGCCCGCGTTCCGTCTATGCGCTCGCCTGTGGTGGGGGCGTAGATGCCTTGGAAAGGGCATGTGCCGCACGCGCCCTTGTCGCCGCCCTGGAGGCGGGCGGCGAGGGCGGGCGTGGGCACGGCTTGGGTAGGCTCGGCCATGATGTAGATTTGCACCATGCCCGGACCCGTCTTGCTGTTGCGGGCGCCATCGAAGCCAATGGCGACGACGACGATTCGGCGGGTCGGGTCTAAGCGGCTTGGGCCGCGATAAAGCAGCATGGCCTACGCCCTCCCGTTGGTTTTGATGGGGAGGGCGGAAAGCATGGCATCGATCCAAATGGAAAGGTCGGCGATGGCTTGGGCGTGTTGGGTGCGTTTGTAGGTTTTGCCCGTGTAGTGCGCGACCATTGAAAGGGCGCGCGTCATGCTCACGCCGCGCGTGGGTTTGATGCCCACGGCGAGAAGCCGGAGGGCGTGGCGAATGGTCATGGCGCGGTAAAGCTGGGTTGCGTCGGCGCCGACGAAGGCGACGGCAGTGCCTTCGCCGTCGCATTCGATGAATGAATCGGGGAGTAGCATGGCGGGTTGTGCTCCGGGCTATGGCGCCCCGGGATTAGGGCGGCCGTGATAGCTCCGGCGTGTGTAGGGCATTGTTGGCCAACATGGCAAGCTGATTTGGCAGTGGGCTTTTATGGCGCTGGGGGCGTGGCGCGGTTGTGCGCCTATGGTTGTGGGCAGGGCGCCATAGAAGGCTGAATATAGAAAAGCGGTTTTTGGGGTGGAGGTAAAAATGGGGGAGAGAGAATAGAAATATACTGCTCTTTATAATGGTTACATCTAACAATGTGATTTTTAAGGGTTAGAGAAACCGCGAAAAATTGGTCGTGTTGTTGGGTGTTGGGCGGGTTGTGCAGCTAGCTGCCATTTTGTCCTTACAACCGGGGTTAACCGGAATCAGGTTAATTTGTGGTATCCGGGTACCACACGCGAGGGTGCGGGAAAGCCATAAAAAAATACTTATCTATCACATTAACTATCGGTTTGAGGGTGCGGAGTGCCTGTTGCCAACCTGGCAGCTCGGCCGGAGCCGGGCGCAGGCTCGCCCCTGCCAGGCTGGCAGCTCGGCCGGAGCCGGGGGCCGAGGGCGCCACTGCCAGGCTATCGGCGGCCGGCGCTGGGCGCCCGATGCCGGGCAATACGCCCGGCATCGGGGCACATCCCACGCCGGAGCCGGCCGGGAAGCTGGGGCGGCAGAGTAGGGGGCATACACTGCCCAGCTCGGCGGCGGCCGTTGCCCTTTCATGACGGGCGCGAGGGCGGGCGGGCGCAGCCACGGGCGCCCGCGGCGCGAGCGCGGCCGGACCCACCCTACCCCTTGGGTCCGTTCCACCCCCTGGGGTACCCCCGGCCGTCGCGCTCGCGTGTCATCCCCACTGCCACACCAAATTTCTGCAATTTGGGTCTTCCGGTACAGTTTGGCAACAAAGCCAAACCCCGGGATCGCCACAATATCTAGCGGTTAACCTGTTGCGCTACACACCATACACGCCATACAAGGGCGATCCGGGAGGGGCCGCAGCCAATGCCATCGCCTGTGCCGACCGTTTACCCGCCGAATGTGACAATCACCTTCGATTTCTCCGATTGGCAGGTAACCCATACGGACCCGCTCCCGGGTGACCAGCTGGATGCCCAGCTGATCACGCTGCGCGATGCCGACAACACCATGCGTGCTTTCCTCCGGCCAGCCTTCAATGACGATGGAACCCTGGCCAACGGGACGGTCGGCCCCAACCAGCTCACCCAGGCGGCCAAGGACCAGGTAGGGAAGCCCAATGCCGATGCCGCCGCAGCCAGTGCAGCGGCTGCCGCGGCTTCCGCCACGCAGTCCGGGAACTCGGCTACCGCTGCCGCGGGCTCGGCCAGCGCCGCGGCGGGCAGTGCAGGCCAGGCGGCGGGCAGCGCCTCCACCGCGTCCACTGCCGCCACAAACGCCCAAGGATCGGCCACGGCGGCTGCTGGCAGCGCCACGGCGGCCAACACCTCCAAGAACGCCGCGGCCGGCTCAGCGACGGCCGCTGCCGGTTCTGCGACCGCAGCAGCGGGAAGCGCGGCGGCGGCAGCTGCGTCGGCGGATGCCGCGGCCGGGACGACTGTCCAGCTAGAGCAGGATCTGTCCGACCATCTGCTCGACCAGAACAACCCGCACGCCGTCTCGCCTGCCCAGGTCCATAACGACCAGCCGCTATGGAACGCGGCCTATATCTATAACCATGAGATCACTTCCGCCCCGCCCAACCCCGGCGACGTTCTTTCCTGGGATGCGGCCAACGGGAAGGTAGCCTGGTCGATCCCGGGTTCCATCCCGCCTGGCGCGTCCTACGTGCCCATCGTCGAAGCCGGCGATGTCACTATGGTGCTGACGGCCACCGGCGCCCCAGGCCAGACCGACTGGCTTCCGGCCGTAGACGCCACGGCCCGGGCCAATGCGCTCACGGCCCAGAACACTGCCAACGCCGCCACGGCGACGGCCAATGCCGCCCTGCCCAAAGCGGGCGGCACGATGACGGGTGACATCGTCCTGGCCGCCGATGCCAACGCGCCCATGGAGCCCGTCACCTTCCGCCAGATGAACACCCTCACGGGTGCCTATCTTCCCCTCGTCGGCGGCACGATGGTGGGGCCACTCACCCTCGTTGGCGACGGCGCCAGTGCCCTTCAGCCCGCCACCGTCAACCAACTCAACCTGAAGGCGCCACTGGCCTCCCCGGCCTTCACCGGCAACCCCACTGCCCCCACCCCACCGCCAGGCGACAACGACACCTCCGTCGCCACCACTGCCTTCGTTAAGGCTGCTGTAGGGGGCGTACAGGGCGGCGCCATCGTCAGCCCCTCCCCACCCACCTTCGTCGCCGGCTCGATCTGGTACGACAGCACGGGCGGCCAGACGTATATCGCCTATGACGATGGCAACTCCCAGCAGTACGTCGCCGCCACGACCCTACAGGGCCAGGCCGGCGTGGCCACGACATCCTATGTCGATAAGGCCGTTGCCACTGCCCAAGCCAATGTCGGGCGCAATCTCATCCATAACGCTTTGTTTACGGTAAACCAGCGCGGCACGGGCGCGTTTGCCATGACGACCGGCCCCATCGTCTATAGCAGCGACCGCTGGGCGGGTGTTCGCGGCGCGGGCGATACGTTCGGAATGCAGCCTTCCGCGCTCAACGACGCCAACCGCACTGCTATTGGCGATGAGGCGGCAGAGTGGGGGCTGGTCGGCACCACTACGGGCGGGTCAGGTGCCACCGATCAATGCCAGTTCATGCAGCGACTGGAAGGCGTTAAGCGTCTGGCGGGCAAGACGGTCATTCTATCCTTCTACTCGTGGTGCGCGGCGGGCACGCCCAAAGTCGGTGCCAATTTCGCCCAGGTGTTCGGCACGGGCGGCTCGCCTTCCAGCCCAGTGCAAGTGGCTGGACAGGCAGTGACCATCGGCACCACGCCCGCGCGCTATTCCATGACATTCGCCGTGCCCAGCGCCGTGGGCAAAACCTTTGGGACTACTGCCGGGACTGACTTCACGGCGTTGCAGATTTACCTGTCATGCCCAAGTGCCAATACCACGACCTATCCGCTGTCAGGTAATATTGGCCAGCAATCCGGGATTTTTGTGTTCTGGGGCGTGCAACTCGAAATCGCCGCCCCTGGCCAGACCGCGCCCTCGCCGCTGGAGAAGATGGACGCCCAGCAAACCCTTGCCGTTTGCCAACGGTTTTATCAAGTGGGCAATGTCGGCATGTGGGCATACGGCGCTGCTGGCATGAACTTGGCTTGCACCCAGACATTGCCGGTGCCCATGCGCGCCGCGCCTATACTCGCCGTTTTAGGGGCACCAGTCTATGGGAACTGCTCTAACGCTGTATTGGGGCAAATCGGTGGCAGCGGTGCCGTCATTTATTGTGCGGTAACGGTAACCGCCCAAAACCCGGCAAGTGCCCAGTTCGGCTACACAGCCAGCGCGGACCTATAGCCATGCCCCCACTCGATTTCCCCAACTCCCCGTCCCTCAACCAGCTTTACGCTGGCCCCAACAACGTCCAGTGGCAATGGGACGGCCAAAAGTGGCTGGGCACCCCCAACACCCTTGGCCCCGTCATCGTCGCCGCCAGCCCACCCACGTTCGTATCCGGCCAGCTATGGTGGGACAGCACGGGCGGCAATCTCTACCTCGCCTATGACGACGGCAACACCCAGCAATGGGTGCCCGCGTCCAACATCACCGGCCTCGCCAATGCCGCCACGACGATGGACGTGGACAAGGCGCTGAACGATGTCGGCAGGAACCTCATTCATAACGCTTTGTTTACGGTAGCCCAGAGGGGAAACGGCCCTTTCACCAATGGCATCACGGCAGATCGTTGGGCGATAGCCGCATCGGCAGGCACGCTCAGTTTTACCGTAACAGCATTGCCGGACGCGGATCGAACAGCGATTGGCGATGAAGCCGCCTTGCTGGCTTTGCAGAACGTCTTCACCGGCACTGGCGGCACGGGCGATTATATATTCCTCTATCAGCGCATCGAGAATGTGCGACGGCTGTCGGCCAAGACGATCCTAGTTTCGTTCTGGGCGAAGGCGGCATCGGGGACACCGAAACTTGGCCTCAACATAGCGCAGAATTTCGGCACGGGTGGCTCGCCATCCGCGCAGGTTGTCGTGCTGCCAACGGGAAACACATTTACGCTTTCGACCACATGGACCCGCTACACGACCACGATTGCGCTGCCATCGGCCGCCGGGAAGACCTTCGGCACAAATCCTGACGACAACACCCAGCTTGAATTTTGGTATTCGGCGGGTGCGACAATGCTGGCGCGATCCGGCAATATCGGCGTCCAATCCGGCACCATCAACCTCTGGGGCGTCCAGCTAGAGATCGTGCAGCCGGGCCAGACCGTGCCCACGAAACTGGAAAAGCGCGATCCCGTTTTGGAATTGCAGCAGTGCCAGCGGTTTTATCAAGTCGGGGCGCTACAGTTGACGACCTATGTAGCGGCAGCGACTGGTATCATATCGACCATGTTGGGTTTGCCGGTGACAATGCGAAGCAGCACGATAAGCATTACGACGAACTGGGCAACCCAAACCAATGCTTCGGGACCGACATTGCTAAGTCAATCTCCTAGTGCGCTGCTGGCTTATTGTTCGGCAGTAGCAGTAGGCAATGTGTCGCTACAAGGCTCCTTCACCGCCAGCGCGGACCTCTGATCATGGCCCTAGATTTCCCCCCAGGCACCCCCGGCGCGACCTACACCGGCCCCAATGGCGTCATCTGGTCATGGGACGGCGTCAAGTGGCTTGCGGGCACCAGCGCCAGCGTCTACGCCCCCATCGCCTCCCCGGCCTTCAGCGGCAACCCCACTGCCCCCACCCCGGCGGCGGGCGATGCCGACACGTCCATAGCGACGACCGCCTTCGTCACCAATGCTGTTGCGACATCGCTGCATGATGTTGGCAGGAATTATCTGCACAACTCCATGTTCAATATCGCCCAAAGGGGGGTGGGGAACTGGGTCGCCACCGGATACACCGCCGACCGATGGAATTTCCTGTTGTCCGGCGGCACCGGAACCGTGTCGATCACCGCGATAGTAGACGCCGCTAAAGCTACTATCGGGGACGAAGCCGCCCTCTGGTGCTGGCAAAACAACTGCGTGGGCGGCGCTGGGGCGGGCGATTATCAGATACTTATCCAGCCAATCGAGGGCATTCGGCGGCTCAGTGGTAAGACCGTCACCCTGTCGTTCTGGGCGAACTCGTCAGGCACACCCAAAGTCGGCATTTCGTTCACGCAGGCTTTTGGCACCGGGGGGTCACCGTCCGCCACCGTGAATGCCACGGGACAAGCGATCACGCTGTCGAATACGTGGGCGCGCTACAGCGTCACGACGACGATCCCAAGCACGGCGGGCAAGACGTTCGGGACCAACAAAGACGACCATCTCGATCTCGAAATCTGGATGTCCGCTGGGTCCAGCTATGCCACACGCGCAGGCATCGGTCAGCAATCCGCCACGTTCCAACTCTGGGGCGTCCAGCTTGAACTCGGCCCCACGGCCACGCCGCTCGAAAAGCTCGACCCGGTTACGCAACTGCAACAGTGCCAGCGGTTTTACCAAGGTATCGCTTTGATTGGTGCGTTCTACGGGGTCGCGGGAAGCGGCGCACAGGTTGCAGCCACGCTGCCTGTCATCATGCGCGGCAATCCGACAGTGGCGCTGGGCACTAACGCAAATTCCAATGTCAGCGGGCTTACGGTTGGGGCAGACGTGGCCAAAGCCTACACGGCAAACGGGACGGCCACGGCGACCGGCACGGTTTGGATTTCTCAGAACGCGCTTTTGTCGGCGGACCTATGAACATGGCAGAGGGGAACTAGCATGTGTTTCTCATCGGCGTGGCTGGTGTCGATGCTGGTCTGGCTCGTCATCGTCTGCGGCGTCGTGGCCATCCTTATGCTGCTCCTGCCAATCGTCCTCGGCTGGCTGGGCTGGGCAGGCGACCTCGCCATGCGGGTCATCCGCATCATCGTCGGCATGGTCGTCATCATCGCCCTGATCTATTTCGTCTATGACCTCTATGTCTGCTTTGCCGGCGGCGGCATCCCGAGGATGCGCTGATGAGCCAGCCCGAAACCTTCTGGACCGACCTCACTCCCGTCGAGCAGATCGAGCGCCTGCGCCACACGTTGGGCGCCCTGATCGCCTGGCTGGAGCGCGAGCTGGGGACGGCCGCCGCGTCCGCCTTGCTCCGGGCGCTGCATGAAGGCACACCACTGCCGGGGCAGCCATGATGGAGATCGCCCTAGGGTTCCTGATCGGCGCCCCGGTCGGCGTTGTCCTTGCCGTGCAGATGATCTGCGCGTTGATCATCGTGTTTGTATTGTCGGACTTGTTGCTGCGCTTCCGACGTATCCAGTGCCCAGGTCAGCAACACGCGCACCGCCGCGGCCCGGCTCATCAGCCGGTGCGTATGCCAATACTCATCAATCCGCGCCGCGAACGCGGCAGGCACCCGTATGGGAATATGTACAAAGTCATCCATGTAGCGGTGGTATCACATGAGTGATCGCGCACTCTACTACATCGTGGTCGGCATGATCTGGGCCGCCCTGCTCAGTGCGGGACGGACGCTGTGAATGTCCTTCATCGCGGGGCTCCTGGTCGGCCTGGTGCTTGGCGTGGCTGGTACGATTTCCTTCGCGGCCGTGACGACCAAGCCTTGGGGATGACGGATTTCTTTACACCCACCCCGTCCCGCCCAGGCCAAACCCTTGACCGGGTTGGCTGGCGCCTGGTTTGCAAGACCCACACTGCTGCCATTGGTGGCAGTGATAAAGGAGATAGCGATGCGTAATCAGTACCTCATCGCGGGGATCATGGCGGTGGCCTTCGCCGCCATTGCCACCTTTCCTGCTCATGCGACTCTACAGGTAGCCGCCGATTTCGGCGGCACGACTTTCCTGTGCGTCGATAACGCCGCCTGCGATACCAACCTCTCGACCGGCACGATCCAGATCGCCAACCAGACCATCGGCGGCATCACGGTCAACGGCTCGGTCCAGACCAGCACGGGCACCCCGGCCAATCCCGGCGGGCTGGACATCCTCAACACCTCCTCGCTCAACCTCATCAACACGCTGACCACGGGCGTGGCCTTCACCGTGACCATCTCCGACACCAGCTTTGCCGCCCCGGTTGGGACATTCTCGGCGTCCACTGCCGGGACGTGGCAGACGGCGGTTGGTTCGTCGGCGCGGACCATGCTTTGGGCCGATCCGTCCAACGCGCAGGGCGCCGATTTCGTCGGCGATCACCCCGGCCCGCTGCTGGACGACTTCACCTCGACGGCGCTCTTCGCCGCCGACGGCTACTCGCACAATGCCAGCGGCGCCTTCGTTTCCGCCAACCCGTTCTCGATCACTGAACAGGTCAGCGGCCAGCTCGTCGGCGGGGCGCAGCTGATCAATCGCGGCCAGACCGCGATCTTCAGCCCGGTTCCCGAGCCCGCCACCATGACCATCCTGGGCGTCGGCCTCATCGGCCTCGCCGCCCTCCGTCGCCGGGTGTCGTGGCACTAGTCTTTCTCACCCTGATCGGCGTGGTGCTCCTGGTGGGCGCCACGCTGGCCTATCGCCTATGGAACGGAGACTGGGGCGGGTGACCGCGAACGAAACCTTCCTGGCCGGGCTTTCAGACCGGCTCATCCGTGCCCTGCCCCCGGCCTTCCTGCTGCTTGTTATCTTGAATATCGTCTTCCTTGGAGTTGCCAGTTATGTCTTTGCCCACAACACCGAGGTCCGTAACACGATGATCACCAAGATCATCGATACCTGTTTGCAGAAACAATGAGGCCGTAGGAGTAGATCATGGCACTCGCCGCCGCACCCCATCCCCGCGCCGTGCTCAAGGAGCTGCGGACCTCCGGTCGAACCTGGAAGGCGACCTGGGATGCCGCCTGGACCGTCCCGGCCCCCGTGATCGCCGGCAAGCAGGTAACCTTCACCCTCGCCGTTGGCAGCTTCCCGGTGAACACACCGTGCTATGTCGAGTGGGGCGACGGCACCGCCAACACCTACAACATCACCGGCGCTTCGCTTGGGTTCAGCCACACCTATGCCGCGGCCGGCACCTACACCGTCCGCATCAGCATCGGCCCCTCGATCAAGTCCACCGCCGTCACCGTGACCTGATGACCCCTGAAGACGCCCGCCAAGCCAAGCTGCGCGAGCTGGCTGCCCTGAAGGCAGCCGCGCTCAACCGGCTGCGGGCCGAGCACGTCACCCGTGCCCGCGACAATCTTCTCCCCTTTGCCCAGCACATGATGCCGGACCTGGATTCCCCCAATGATCCGCGCCGCTCCGAATACGTCGTCACCCGCCACCACAAGGCCATCTCCGGAATCCTGGAGGCGGTGGAGCGGCAGGAGTTCGAATACGTCGTCATCGTCATCCACCCGCGCTCCGGCAAGACGCAGCTCGTCTCCAAGTTCTTTCCCGCCTGGGTGGCGGGGCGGAACCCGACCAAGGACATCATCGTCGCCACCTACTCGGACGAATACGCCCAGGATCTTGGCCGCGCCGTGCGCTCCATCCTCCGCAATGACCGCTACAAGGAAGTCTTCCCCGGCGTCGATCTCCAGACCGGCAGCGCCAGCGCCGACCGCTTAGAGACGACGGCTGGCGGGCAGATGCATTTCGTCGGCCGCGGCACCGGCCTGACCGGCCGTGGCGGCGACATCATGCTCCTCGATGACCCGATGAAGGACCGTGCCGAAGCCGACAGCCCCACGATCCGCGAGCGTGCCTGGACGTGGTTCACCCAGGTGTTCCTCACCCGTCGCATGCAAGCCGGCCGCCCGGCCGTCCTGGTCACCACGCGCTGGCATAGCGACGACCTGGTCGGCCGGCTCACCGACCCCAATTCCGCCCATTACGATGCAACCTTGGCCCAGAAGATCCATGTCTTCCACCTCCCCGCCATTGCCGGCGAGAACGACATGCTGGGCCGCTCCCCCGGTGAGGTGCTCTGGCCCGAGCGTTTCCCCCTCTCCTACCTGGACGATCTGCGCCGGATGGACCCGCGCGGCTTCTCGGCCCTGTGGCAAGGCGAGCCGACCCCCGATGAGGGCGACCACTTCAAGTCGGACTGGCTGCACACCTACCGGCTGCACCAGCTCCCCCCTCTCGATGAACTCCACGTCTACGTCACCTCCGACCATGCCGTCGGGCTGAAGCAGGCCAATGATAGGACATGCCTCCTGCCCTTCGGGATCGACCGCAACGATGTCCTTTGGGTGCTGCCCGACGTGTGGTGGCAGCGCGGCGATGCCGAAACCCAGATCAACGCCATGATCAACATCATCGACCGGTTGGAGCCGATGCGCTGGTGGGGCGAGAAGGGCCATATCCTCCAGTCCATCGGCCCGGCCCTGAACCGCCAAATGCGGGCCAAGAGGGCGTTCACCACGTTTGAGATGGTTACCCCTGTCCAGGACAAGGTACAGCGTTCCAGGGCCATCCAGGCGCGTCTGAGCATGGGGCGGGTGCGCTTCCCGATCTTCGCGCCCTGGTGGGCGCAGGCCAGGAGCGAATTGCTCACCTTCCCCTATGGCCAGCACGACGATTTCGTTGACGCCCTCGCCTTGGCCGGCTTGAAGACCGAGCGGCTCACGGCCCCGCGCAAGCGCCAAACCCTCCTGATCGAGGGCGCCAAGCCGGGCACGCTGGCCTGGGTGAAAGAGAATGCGAAGCATGAAGCACGGCAGCGCGATGCGCTCCTGCAAGGGGGCTGGTGATGTCAGGCTACAATGACCTGGGTATGGGGCCGCCGGACGGCGATGCCGAGTTCCCTGGCGAATACGCGGATGATCCTGCCGGCGAGGGCGGCGAAACCGGGTCGGCGGTAGACCGCAACCCGCCGGAGCCGGCACCGCGGCGCCAGGCACTGGTCGAGGAGTGGCTGGCCAAGGTCGAATACGCCAAGAAGAAGTGGAAGCCCAAGTTCGACAAGATGCGGGCCGATGCCAGTTTCGCGCA